AGTTAGAGGAAAGTAGCCTGAATAGAATTAGATCCAAGTCTGAAAAGGGTGGTATGGCCATCCTTTCTGGACAGAGGGGTGATAAGTCTAAGAAGGAAAATAAAGAGAGATCAAAACGCACTGAACGTAGAATCAGAGGTGCTGGTCTCCCTGGGCCAACTAAGGTACAAGGTAGATACACCGAAAACCTTGGATCCAAAGACGAGAAGAAAGTGGGTGAAAAGTCCCATGTAGTTTCTTCTGGTAAGATGGGCAAAAGAAAATTTAAGAAAACCATCGAGAAGTTAGGAACAGAGGCTGGACTTAAACACAAAAAGAATGTAAAATCAGGATCGTCGAAAGACAATCAGGATTCTGTCCTCATTCAAAGAAAGCCTAAGGGTTCCGCAACTCTCAAGGGTACTTCTAAGACATCTTGGCCTGGAAAGGGCAAGAATGTCAATACTGGTAAGATGAGGCCTGGTAGAACAGGTGAATTCGATACCAAAGTGAAAAACAAAACCTTTACTTATGAAAAGACCTAACCGTTGGAGACGATCTCAACGTCCTGGCAAATTTCCATTACCTCACGTTATCCTAGAAGACAAGAAAGAAGTCTGGATTCGTTGCACCAGTGCTATTACTGCAATGGGAATTACTGCAATGATGGAGAGACATTATCCTGGCTACAAAGGACATATAGCATCGGAGTCCTATTTTGAGGAACTCAAAAGGTCCAATCAGTAGACAGTCTACAAAGTGTCCCACACCCCCTTCACACAGGGGGTTTTTCATGTATTATAGATATATCGACAAACAAACAAATGCCTTTTGAACCCGTCCCCGTGACAACCGATGACCTCACAAACTATCTGACTGAACAACATGGAGAGTCAGTTGGTGTTCCTGAACTGCTCGGTGCTGCTGATCATTTCAACTGTTCTCTCGCTACTGTTAAGAAGCGTTTGAAAGGTCACAAAGCTGGTATTGGTAAGTGGAACCTTACTATCCAAGAAAAGCTTGAGAAGAACTTCCAAGCTCCTTCTGCTCTACCTGCCGTTGAACAGAACCTTATCCCTGCTAAAGATGATACCTTCGTCAAGTTTGGTAACTTCACTGATATTAAAAAAATTATTCAGTCCCGTCTTTTCTATCCGACGTTCATTACTGGACTCTCTGGAAACGGTAAAACGCTCTCTGTTGAACAAGCGTGTGCCACCCTCGGACGAGAACTCATCCGTGTAAACATCACTGTAGAGACTGACGAAGATGATCTTATTGGTGGCTTCCGCCTTGTTAACGGTGCAACCGTCTGGCATAATGGACCCGTCATTGAAGCCCTCCAAAGGGGTGCTGTTCTGCTCCTTGACGAGATCGACCTTGCCTCCAACAAGATTCTCTGTCTTCAGTCTATTCTCGAAGGAAAGGGAGTTTTCCTCAAGAAAATTGGCAAGTTCATTACGCCCGCAGAAGGTTTCCAAATTTTCGCGACCGCTAACACTAAAGGTAAAGGTTCCGAAGACGGACGATTCATTGGTACTAACGTGCTCAACGAAGCCTTCCTTGAGAGGTTTGCCATCACCATGGAACAGGAATATCCAAGTCCATCGGTTGAACAGAAAATCCTCATGGCTCTCTGCGATGACACAGAGTTCTGTAAGCGTCTTGTAGACTGGGCAGACATTATTCGTAAGACCTTCTATGATGGCGGTATTGAGGAAGTAATTTCTACCCGTCGTCTTGTACACATCATCCGTGCCTTCTCTATCTGGAAAGATAAAGCAAAGGCCATTCAAGTTTGCATCAATCGTTTTGATGATGAAACCAAACAGTCCTTCTTGGAACTGTATGATAAGGTAGATGCAGATGTAAATTTTGACTCTGAAGAGAATGGATCTATGGAAACATTGGAAGGAAGCAGTATTTGAGTCCTTTCCAGAACTGTACCACCATTCAACTTGGGCCGAGTGGGAGGGGAAAGGAACCTCTCTCACCGCCAAGGTGTATGGAACTGATAAAAATTGGTACATCAATAAGGCTAGGGAAGTTGAGATCTGGAATGAAAAATCCTGTATCTACAACAATATAATCTATCCTAGGACTGGTGAGAATGTGCCGTGTTTCGGTATGGATCTCATGGGATTTTTTGAGAAGAAAGTCATTATTGTTTTTGACTTTCAACACCCTATAGAACACTGTTCTTTTTCTGTACAGGGTCTACCCAAGTCTGAAGGAGATTATAGATTCTTTGAACCTGGCAATCATTTCTCAGATAACATCTACATTGCTAAATGTACGTTCGATGAGGTTGATGAACATCTGGAAACTTTCAAAAAATACTTGACTGTTTACAGAGACATGTTAGAATCAAAGAAACCCAGCCAGAATCTCATGTACAAAACCTATCATGATTTTGACAAATACATGAGAGCCCTTGATCCTGTATCAGGTTATCTAAAGGGTAAGTTTGGCGAAGAAAAGGCCGAATCATTAGTTGACGACTTCCTTTTCTGTTATGGTTAATTCTTGGTCACTACTTTATGACGTACTTAATGGTACACTTGATGATGAGTATCCTATTATGAGCAACAAAGAAAAGGACATCGAACATTCAAAATACTGGTACGATTACACTCGCAATGATCCTGACAGGGAGAATCCTTTCATTTATGAATCTCCCGATAAAGGTAAGACTGTTACTCGCCGCCGTATGAACGATCCTACAATGAAAAAAGAAGTAATCCAAGGTGATTATTTTGAAGGTCGAGATGAGAACGGACGTTATCATCCTGACAACCCTAATCAAGATTTTTGGAAAGAGGACACTTACATGACTGGCAACCCATCTCCCGATCAGATTAACATTAGTTCCAACACAGATTGGAGTTATAATATTGATAGTAATCTCTATGGTACTGTAGGATTGGACACTTCTAACTTTGCTTACGATCAACTTCAGAACGAAATTAATTTTGAACTCAATGTTGATCCTCTTGCAAACAATGGATTTTGGAAGTATAATGAAGACAAGATCCTGAAAGAGGTTCGTGATTACCTTTCTTCAACGTATCGTTCGCACTATACTTCACAAGAATCAAAAACACAAACTCTCGATCTAATTGAGAGTATTGGTGACGCAGAAGCTTTCTGCCGATCTAATGCAATTAAATACCTGTCACGATTTGGCAAGAAGGGTGGTAAGTCTAAACTTGACATTACTAAAGCCATCCACTATTGTATTCTCCTCTGGCATTTCTCAGGGCTTGATAATGAAACTAAGGACACCTATGAAACTTTCTGATCGTACTATTAACCTTCTGCGTAACTTTTCTACGATCAACCAATCTATCCTTTTCAAGAAAGGTACAAAACTTCGTACCATTTCTGTGATGAAGAATATCCTTGCAGAAGCAAATGTAGATGAGGATTTCCCTCATGACTTTGCAATCTATGATTTGCCTCAATTTTTGAATCAGGTCAATCTGTTTAAGGAACCAGAGTTCCACTTTAACTCACAAACTTCTGTGAAACTCAGAGAAGATGGTGACGAAGCCGTTGCTTTCTTTGCAGATCCTAGTGTGATTGTTTCTCCTCCTGAGAAGTCGATTGAACTCCCCTCTGTTGATGTTGAGTTCACTCTCAAGACTGCTCAGTTTGATAAACTACGCAAGGCTGCTGCAGTATCACATCTTGATGACTGGTCTGTTATTGGTAAGGATGGTAAAATCTTCCTTCAAGTACATGACCGCAAGAATGATACATCCAATGGTTTCTCTACTCTTGTTGGTAAAACTGATAAGACTTTTGCCATGCATTTCAAGGTAGAGAACATTAAAATTATTCCTGGCAGTTACGAAGTTAAAATCTCTCGTAAACTTTTGTCAGAATTCAAATCCATTGAATATGATTTGACTTATTATATTGCTTTGGAACCTGATATTACTTGGGAAGAATGAACATCTTTGTGACCGATCAATGTCCTCACACGTCCGCTCGGTCACTCCCTGACAAACATATCGTCAAGATGCCACTTGAGAGTTGTCAGATGCTTAGCATCATCTACTCTAAGTGGTATTTTAATTGGGGTGATCTGCATAAGATGAACGGGGAACCATATGCAACCAAGAAGGGTGCATTTAGAAATCATCCATGTACTAAGTGGGCTGCAAATAATGTACACAATACTGCTTGGTTGATTCAACATGGTTGTGCCCTTGCCTCAGAATATCGTCGTAGGTATGATAAGGTACATTCTTGTTCTAAGACTTTATTCGAAGCGAAGAGAATCTTCCACAAGAATACTGATCTAGCAATTACATGTTATCATCTAGCCGAAAACTTTGCCCGTGCAATGCCTGATGAGTTTAAATATGACACAAGCATTGACACTTTTACTGCTTACAAAAATTACATTAGGAGCAAACCTTGGGTTGCATCTAATTATCTTCGTGACGAATCCCGAAAACCAAATTGGGTCTAATTGATTATGAGTGATGAATTTCTTTGGGTTGAAAAATATCGACCTAAGACTATTGAAGAATGTATCCTTCCAGCGGATACTAAAAAAACCTTTCAAGAATTTTTAACAAAAGGAGAGATTCCTAATCTTCTCCTATCTGGACCGCCTGGTATCGGTAAGACTACAGTTGCCAAAGCTTTGTGTAACGAATTAGGAGTAGACTTTTATGTCATCAATGGATCCGATGAAGGACGTTTTCTCGATACGGTCAGAAACAATGCGAAGAATTTCGCTTCGACCGTTTCGCTTACATCAGATACTAAACACAAAGTCATCATCATCGATGAGGCTGACAACACAACAAACGACGTACAACTCTTACTTAGGGCGTCTATTGAGGAGTTTAGTAAGAACTGTCGATTCATCTTCACCTGCAACTACAAGAACCGAATCATCGACCCCCTACATTCTCGATGCTCAGTTGTTGACTTCGCAATCACCAAAAAGAACAAACCTGCAATCGCAGGGGAATTCCACAAACGTCTCACGCAAATCTTGGATCTTGAGGGTGTTAAATCAAATCCGCGTGTCCTTGCTGAACTCGTAACTAAACACTTCCCTGATTGGCGACGTGTTCTTAATGAGTGTCAAAGGTATTCTGTTGGTGGTGAGATTGATACAGGTATTCTAGCCGCATTTTCTGAGGTAAATATTAACGATGTCATTAAAAACATCAAAGAGAAAAAATTCCCTGAAGTTCGTAAATGGGTTGTCAATAACTTGGACAATGATTCTACTGTACTTCTGCGTCGTATTTACGATGCTTTGGCTGAAACCCTTGATGGTCCTAGTGTTGCTGCTGCTGTCCTCATTGTTGCTAAGTATCAGTATCAAGCTGCCTTCGTTGCGGATCAGGAAATCAATCTCCTCGCGGCGTTGACTGAATTGATGGTTGAATGTGAATTCAAATGATTAGTGAAAAGGAATTGAAACATCTACGTCTCCAAGCGTGGTTGCGAGAACATAAGTGTGACGACTTAGAATATCTTGGAGAAAAAGAAGGTGATCATTGGTATCGAATTGGTCCACATGAAATCACCTCAGACCAATTTGAAGACATTGAATTAGTGGAGGATTTATCCAATGAATATTAGGTTGCTAAGAATTACTACTGGTGAAGAAGTAGTAGCTGAAGTTGTTTCCGAAGATGAGAAAACAATCACTGTTAGGAATGGTTTGGTTGTTCTTCCCAATCAGGGAACATATGGTTTTGCTCAATGGGCTACGGTGATTAATCCTGATAAACCAGACATCACTGTTAGTAAAGAATTCATTATCTATAATGTAGAAGTTGCAGAACCAGTAGTCAAACAATATACTCAATTGTATGGCGACAAAGTATTGACAACCCCACCTGAGAAAAAACTGATTCTGTGATGATTCATCATTATAATGCTGACCCCAATATCACATTTCCAATTTCTATTGGAGTGATTGTTACTATTATGGTTCTCTACGGTATCTACAAAGGGTTCTTCGATAACGAGGGACTTGAAGATCCATTTGATGACCACGACCACTAAAGACTATGATTTCTATGGCGAACGACTATACCCTAGTTAACTGGGATTATGTTGAACAACATCAGAGTGAGTTTATAAGTGATTTGACTCATTCCCATGAAGCATTGACTAAGTTTGGTATAATTAATACTACTGGGAATTATCACGAATATAATATCTTTGGTGCCACTTCTCCATCTGTACATATGTACAAGTTGTTCTCTGCCTTAAGGGCAATCATTAGAGACAAACTTGGATATGATGATAGGTTGTGGATTCAATCTTGGGTGAATTTTCATACTCGGGATCAAGTCCTAGATTGGCATAATCATGATGCCAAATGGCATGGTTATGTAAGTATCGATCCTAAAGATACTACAACTGAATTCGAACGTGGATTCAAAATTGAAAACAAAGTAGGAAATGTTTATCTGGGCCCTGGTTACAATCGCCATAGGGTGGTAAATAACTCTGACTATGATGGTGTAAGAATTACCATTGGATTTGATGTTTTAACTGACTCTCCAGATACAGATCCTTCTCACAACTTTGGTTGTATTCCTCTTTTATAATTATGCAGTTATGTGAAACCGATGCCGTATACGCAGCAGGTAAGTTCATTGATTACTTCTCTAATAAGGGAAGGATTGATGAATATCTTCGTAATGTCAAGTTAGATAGAATTTCTCAACAGACTCCTAGTCTGCCTGGGTTTGGTCCAGAGGACGATATGTTCTCTGATTTTGACATTCACCCACAAGACATGAACTTTAAAGTTTATGCAGCAGGAGAGAAAGATAGTTTTAGTAATGAGTTCTTTAATGAACGTCTTCAGATTACTACATCTCATGCAATTGAATCTTCTGTGCCTGGTAAGTCCTTGAAGTGGATTGTACAGGAGACTAATACAAAAAAGATTGTTGGGTTCTGTAGATTTGGATCCCCTACAATTAATTCTAAACCTCGTAATGAGTGGTTGGGTCAAGTTCCTGAACTCACTAGGTTTAATCGCCATGCGATTATGGGATTCATTATTGTTCCCACTCAACCCTTTGGTTTCAACTACCTTGGGGGTAAGTTACTTGCCTTAATGTGTTGTTCACATACGGCAAGAGAGAAGTTAAATAGTAAATATAATGCAGACATCTGCCTCTTTGAGACCACCTCTCTATACGGGTCTACAAAGTCCTCTTCTCAGTATGATGGACTCAAACCCTACATGAGGTATAAGGGACTCACTGAGAGTGATTTTACACCGCTTCTGCATGATGATATATTCAAGGATCTGAACAAATGGTTTATAGCAAGGAACAACGACAAACTTCTAGTGAAGGAGGACGCATCGAGTCGAAAGTTGAAGACTCAACAAAAGATGATCGCGATCATCAAGAAAAGCTTACCTTCTCAAAAGGCTGTGGAGTTCCAGACTGCGATTGTAA